TCCTACCCCATTGGATTATATCGGCCTGATCTGGTTGCCAATCTTCCTTAGTATTTAAAAGCATTTTATTCCCCGAATGTAAGTTGATACAAATGTGTTTCTATATTGTTAAACAATGATTCCATCTTTTCCAGCTCGTTATATTTCTTTTTCCCGCCATCTTCTCGCTCAATAAGGCCATCAGAATTATCACCCTTTCTCTTTATCTGACAGGTAGACCAGTAATCAGACTTCCTACACCAGCCCATAAACTGGACTTTAGAAGCAAGCTCCTTGCCCTTTGGAATCAAAACACTGGCAAAGACGTAATAATGACAAGGGTAATCTTTTTGGTAAAGGTTGACATGGGTATCATAATCAGGACGGCAATCAACGGTTCTTTGTTTAGCTTTTAAATCAATAGTTGCTTTGCCAATCTTAAAGTCAAAATGGTAGCTGGTTGACGCTGTGTAATCATGCTCAAGACGCTTTACATCAAGAATGTCTTTAAATACTAACTCAGCCAGATTGCCAGCATATTGCCCCGAACCCTTTTCAAGCATTGTCTTTCCATTAAATGCTTTATTAGTAGCCATTTGTTTGGCTTCTTGATGGTTCCTTTCGCTAGGGATAATAATCATTCGAACCTCCACAGTTCTATTGAGTAAAGGTTAAATGTCGTAATCATATTCTTCTAGTATTTTTTCAGGTGGAACCCACCTTATAGGTATTGCTGCTTTTTCCCTACGGGCAGCTCTTTCTCTTCTTTTTCTTGCTAGTAATTCTGGACTAGTTTTGTAATTAATAACCTTAGCACCATTGCATTTTTCACAAGTTTTTGTTTCGCGCTTCATCGTTTTATAACGTAGTGCTGTTATAACCCCGTCACCAAGACAATGTGAACAAGTTTCTGTGTGCATTTCTATCTCCTATGGCTCGGCAAGCCTCGCCCGATAAAGTTAGTAAATATGTTTCTTATAATTTTCTTTTGTTACTTTTAGAAACACTTTATTTAAGATGATTTAACCCTTTTACTACGAATAGTAAATTTACGATCAGAGGGCTAAAGCTACTCTGCGGTAATACTTTGTGACCGTATCGGATATCCAACCTATCCTTTGATAACTACCGAGTTATCGCAGGGGCTATGTACTGGAGGGTCAACCACGCTCTGACGTTTTATTTAAGGAGTCCGTCAGCCTCTAGCCCGATCACTTTTTGTACTCTAATCTATCTAAATCTAAAAATAAACTTATTTGTCTATTTATAACCAAATGCTATAAAAGCATCAATGCTTATACCTAAATGGAAGGTTAGAAGCTGGATAGTATGTAGCTTCATGTTCTTATTGGAGCGCCACCTTAACATCTGCTGCGGTGATGTCCCGCTACGTTTAGCCAGTTCACGGCTAGTAATACCTTTGTCCTTTTGTGCTGCTTTGAGGCATTTGCCTGCGTCGATTAATTCCATCGTGAAAATTCCTGTGCTATATTAATTGGGCTGGTTCCCCCGATCAGCAACCACTCCTATGGTTTGCCCCCCTCGCGGGGGGCTTTTTTAGGCTAGAACGGTACGTCATCATCCAGTTCTTCGATACTCATATCTTCCTTAGCTGTAGCACCTTGACCTGCTGATCCTGCTGGTGATCCTGAGTCGGTATAGAATACCTTAACATTACCAAGAATAGGCGTTTGCACCTGTGCCTCGCGCTCTTCTTTGGTAGTTGACTGGCTAATAAAGCCATTGTTTTCATACTGATCTTGCTGCTCAGTATCGACAAAGGTAGTCAGGTCAAGATACGTTCCCTTTGCGCCTTTATACAGGCGTGACTTGTCAATCTTGGTAACATCAATTCTTACAGATAGTCCTACTTTCATTTTAACTTCTCCACTTGGTTTAGTATTTCAGCCACAGCCCCTTGGACTTCGATGGCTAGTTTTGCGATATATTCTTCATCGCGTTCAACCCGCACTAGAACATGCGGCATTTCTGGATGGTAGGCAAAGAAGTCCCACCAATCACGTTTGGTAATCCACATACAGCCCTGAATCTGCTGCCAGTATTTCTTAACACCGACCTGCGGATCACGTAGATAGCTAACCATAGTCTTAGGGGCTGGGCATTTAATCTCTAGCCCACCCTGATCCAATATCAAACCATCAGGCGAACAGCCAAACTCATAGCTAGTATGTAGAATAAAGCCAGTCTCGATAACATCATTGCTAGATATAAACTCATACGCCTCCCTAGCTTCTGGCTCTAGCTCAGTGCCGCGCTGCATCCACTCAGTAACGTGGAACGGCTCAGATTGCCCTGTAAGGCGTTCTGCTATCAACTCATTGACATACCCATCAGCAGAGGTGCTTGGCTTTCCAGTCTGCGTTATTAGCTTGGAAAACATGCTTGCAGAAGGCTTGCCCAGTCTTGCAGCAAGCCATTCGGGTGAACCCTGCTCATGGTCTAGGATGATCACTTCTTAGCCTCTAGCGCGGCAACAGCGCGGTCATAATGTACAGCTAGAACCTGATCAATAGACTTAACCTTTAGCCATTTACAAAACTTGGCCTCATCACTTTCGGTTTCATCAAGAAGTTTCTTAATAGTAATTACTTCATCTTCAGTAATTTTCTTCTTGTCGTCACCGCGTAGCATTGCAGATTCTGCATCATCATCTGCTGTGGGTATGCCTGCGATTGACTGTAAAGCGTACCGTCTTGCGTACGTTATTGCTGACCCTGATGCCTGCGGGTCTTTCTTGACAGTCGGTAGGGTGTAATCCATCTCCAGCCATTGACCAGATACGTGCATCAGGCGCGTAGATACACCAACGCCATTTTCGTTACTAACTGGGAACTGGGTATAGCTTAATCCGTTATCAGCAAAGGGTTGCTTGATTGCCTTGATAACCGCCGTTAGATCAGCATAGCTAGACTTAAAGAAAGGGTTGGCACTGTCTTTAACAGCACCCCCCATTTGACCCTGCGCGTTACATAGTGCGCTGGCTAACTCATTGATTGATTCGCTTGATTTCATTGTTGACCTCCTATGGTCTGTTCTTTTGCATACTGCTCACCATAACCAAAATAGTAAGCCTCTGATTGCCCGTCTAGGGCTGGATAACCTAGAACGCAGTCATACTCACCGCGTTCCAGATCGTTTAAATCGTTGATTCCCATATTGCCTCCTACAGCAAATGCCCCCGAAGGGGCGGTTAGTTTATGCAGCGTATAAGAATGCTTTGATTTCTTTAATTTCTTCCATTGCCTTGCAGTACGCTTCTTCAATTTGAAATATCTGCTGGCGTACATTTTTTTCGTGTTTTCTGCTTTGTTCTGCATCATACCCTTTAAGTAAGTTTTCCAAAGTGTGGCCGTTATGCTGTAAGCGTTTAAGGTCGCATTTAAGTTCAAATAGTCTGCTTGTGTTCATTTTGTAACCCTTGTTTTATTGAATGTGCGATTATAATTACACAACTAGACCACAAAGTAAACTCTTTTGTTAATTAATATGCAAAAAAAAGCCCCGCAATAAGCAGGGCCAAAGGGGGATACATAATTCACTATTCAAAAGTGTACGCATTATCGCGCCTGAAAAGTATAACACCATTCATATTGATATTAATAGCTCCATATTGCAGGGCAAGGAAATCCGTCATCTTCGGTACAGCCATCTAGGTGGATAAACCGACCCGAACCCTTTTGCTGTATACCAATTCTCTGTATACCATGCTTCTGGGCCACTCTAACGATTTCTAACGCCTTTTCTCCGCTGGCTAGTATATCTACTGCCTTTCCGGTGCAATGCGCTCCTAGCACCTCTCTACGGGCTTCTATAGGGTGTTCTGGAGACCTGTAAGCAGAGGATAGGGCAAAGCTAAAACCGCACTCTTCGCGGATAGCATTTAGGGTCTTTAGAAAGTCTTCGTCAAAACCTTCTTTGCCGGTGTGCTTGCAAGCCAACTCTTTAGGCTTAAAGTAGTTTTTATCTTCGGTCTTTGGTGAATCAGCCATGTTACTTACCTTCTATTTGTTTGGTCTTCTCGAATGATCTCATGCCGCCTAATCCCAACATTCCCATAAGTATAGGCATAAGTGTACCACCATCTGCTTGAGGTATATCTATACCTATACCAGCGGCCAGTGGAGATACTAGATAATTCACGCCAAGGGCAAGGACACAGACCCATCCGGTTGCTGGCCTCCAGCCCGACTGAAACCAGTTTCCTTTGGCTTCTTCAGTGTTGAGCTTAACCTGTGCCAGTGCAAGTTCCTGTGCATACTTGTCCGACAAGGTGCTGATTTCGTGCGCGAGCTTGGCTTTCTGATCTTTGTCCTCCACGAACTTATCGAGTAAGCCCGTGACTGGGCCAATTAAAGAAGCGACTATGCTCATATTAGACCTTTCTCAATTAAGAATAATCCAATTATTAGGGGATACATGCCCCATAGCATTAGCTCGCTTTTCTTAAATCTTTCTGTGCCATCATCTAAACGCTTTTCAATATTTGCGTATCTGATGGCGCATTCCTTCTCGTGGCCTTCTAGTCTAATTAGGGCTTCTTTAACAGTGGCCATTATGAGTTCCGTACAAGTATGGCTTCGACAAAGAGCGAAACCTCGTTAGTTGAGCTTGAGCTTTTACACTCAAAATGAAAGTCGGTTTTCTCGCCAATCTTAAATGGCACTTGACGATCAAAGCTGACGTTTTCAGAAAATGTTGCTTCAGTAACCCTGAGAGTTCTGCCAACAGAGTTAGTTGCTACATTCCTGAGATACAGGTACTTCTGGCCATTGACGGTTCCAGAGGTGCAATCGATTCTAAACAGATAGATGCTATGCCCTGCTGGGACGGTATAAACGGATGATTGAGTAGTGCCGATCTCAGCGCCAATAAATGCGTACTTAGTGCCACCATTACTGATGCTGATGTCGCCAACATTTGATCCAGCTAGTATTGCTGCGCTGTTTATGCGGAAAAATGACGCGCTAGTGGTGACTGCTGATGTGCCTGTAAGAGTAACGGTCTCGCTGATAGCTTCGTAATTAGCGTCGAGACCATTGATTAGAACCTGCATTGTATCTGATGACGATGTACTGACCACACTCATAGCAACCGCAGAACTAGGGTAGACGTAGTTGCCGCCATCATCCCAGATAGTTTCGTAGTTTGTACCAACTGTGCGATTGAATCCAAAGATATTAAGGGGCTGACTGTCCCAGATATTACCTTTGGCTATATCGTGCAAGAGGTGCGGAGTTGGTCTTACTTCGTCAAACTGATACATAGCTAGTCCTCTTTCTCCAGATCAGAAACTAGCATATTAATAAAAGCATCTTTACCTACACTAAGTTGGTCTAAGTTAAACTGCGTTGATTTAATCTTTCTATCAAGATCGTTGCAGTGATTAACCATAGCTTGCTGCTGCTCGGTCATATCTTCGTAAATGTATTCGACTTCGTTTATTACGATGGGAGTTGTTTTTTTCTCGCCCATTTTTATTTCCTTTTAAGAGATAGCGTACATCACCAGATAAACCAATACAGGTATTGTTGCTACTGAGATACCCACTATTGTTATGAACTGATATAATAACTTTAAATTCTGTTGTTTCTTAGCTGCTTGTTTACGAGCCTTGTCTAACCTGTTCTTCTTACATTCTGCTTGAAACTTGAGCCAGTCATTGTGCATGTCAGCTCTGCCAGCATATATCATGTATTCCTTTAGCCACTCTTCCTGCTCTTTAATCTTCTCAAAAGCCATGAAAGCATCTAGGTCTGACTTACCTTTTTCTGCCACACGCTTGGCTATAGCACTCTTGTTGTCAAAGAATTGAGTAGCCGCTGCCGAACAATCGTATAATTCTTTACCGTTGCTTAGTGCGGTTTTGAGAATACCAAAGGCGGCGTTGGCTGCTGCAATCTCTGCTAACATCTTACCAAGGTGTTCCAACAGATATAGCAGGCTCTTTAGAATCTGCAATCTGTGAGGCTATAGAGGCTTCAAGAGCTTCAACAGCCTCTTCGCCCATATCATCCTTTACCCAGCCAATAACTTGAGCTTCAGTAAGGCTGCCAT